GTACTCATTACGTGCCTGCTCTCTTTATACTCTTCTTTATAATAATACTTCACCATATCTATTACGGCTAACTTTAAGTCTTCTGGAGTACTAGCGTACCCTGACTTATACGTCACTCTTACAGACCCTGGCCCCAAAGGCCAGTTAGAATAACCGGTACTAGAAGTTCTAAATAAACTGTCTGAAGCTACATCTAAGTAATAGTCAAATGATGCCGTAGTCAGTACAGTATATGCTGAGCTATAAGAACTACGTTCCTCCACAGATGTAATAGAAATAACAGGACTCTCTGTTAATTGTAAGATATGAGAGTCCATATCGAAGTTAAACAACTCTACCTTATCTACACTATAATAGTCTATAAAGGTATTGGCGCAGTAGGTTTTTATTAGTTGACTTACGGAAGTAATTAATGTGTTTAAGCGTGTGTCATCCTTAGTACTTGTCATACCTTGAGAATCTTTGTATTCGCTGAGTGTTATTAAATTTGCCATAAGTCAAATGATAAAAACCTGGGAGAGGTTGCCCTCTCCCGTGGTTAGTTAGTAGCTTATACTAACGTACCGTACGCGATTTTAACGCTGGCTGGAGCCGCTGCAAATAACTCAGTGAATCCAAGAGATTGTGTAGCAACAATAATACGACGTTGTTTACCAACTTCATAGTCTTGTTCAACCTTCATATCACGTAAACGAGGAATCACATAACTTCCTACATTAACACAGAAAGCTGCAGTAGTAGTAGATGCGGCAGCATCAAACTCATCGGATACAACAACCGGAGTTCCATATACCATACCTACCATACCAGTAACTTTAGTAGCTAATGCGCCAACTTCATTAATATTCTCAAACTCAACATCGCCAAGTAGTGAATAATAAGTTGCTTGGTTAACAATATACACAAGCTCTGAAGGATTTAGGCCATATTTGCCCATATCAGTACGCATTGACAGCAGATTGGCCGCTGTAATGGTAGTAGTTGTAGGTGCAGTACCTGACCATACAGTAGCGTGAGTATCCAGGCCAGAAATGCTGGTAGCATCCATAAGGATCATACGCTCTACGGCACGAGCATGAGCACGGGCAACTCCATCCACAAGCATAGGCATTAAATTAATAAGGACTTGTTCGTCCGTATCGTTATCAATGTAAGAGCTTGAGATCAGACGGAATACGTTCATGATCACTTGTTGTGCTTCATAAGTAGCCGCAGTTTTTTGCGGGTTATTTTCCAGATTTCCAGTAAATACTAAGTTAGCATCTTCAGTTGCTGTAGCTTGCCAAACCGCACGGTTTGTATCACCTTGGATAGGCAGAACTGTAGAAGCACCATTTACAGTGATTTCTTTAAACAGTTTCGCAACCTTAGTGTGAACCGTAATCTCTTTCTGGATGTTGTTTTGAATTTCTTGGTCTAGATCACCAGCATAAGTAGAATACTCAATACCTGCTTTTTCTAGAAGCTCAGAACCATACTTAGTAGTCCAACCTTTATCGGTCATAACACCAAGCATATGCGCATACATCAGTTGTTTGCCATTCTTAGCAATAAACTCAGTAATAGACTCACCAGGACCACGATTATAAAAAGCGCCTTTACCATTACGCATATCGTCTAGTTCTTTCGCCTTTTCTTCAAGATCCTTCTTGAATTTTGCCATAGTCTCAGCAATATCTGTATCTTTCTTGGCAAGTTGTGCTTCTAGGTCTTTGACCAGTTGCTCTGCGTTATCACGAGCAGTAATATGAGCATTGACTTCCTTCGCTTTCGCTTTTGCATCATCTGCTGCTTTCTTTTCTGCCTCTTTAAGGTCTTGTTGAATTTTGGCATCTGCTAAAGCTTTTGCAGCTGCTTTTGCTGCTACTTTTTCAGTCAGTGCTTTCAGTTCTTCTGGGGTCATATCGATCTCCAATTGAGAGGTGCTTCCCTCTCCCGCCGGTGTGTTTCTAGCTATCTTAGAGGGTTTACCCTCTCCCTTAGCCACAGACTGACCGGCTAGATCTACACTATTAGTAAAAGTTTTTTTGAAGTCTTCATACTCTTCTGGAGTGTCAAAAGACTTCGCCAAAGAAAAAGTAGCTGTTGGATTCATCGGTATAGATACAACCGAAACCTCTAATAATTCAGCATCCTTAATCAATAATCCATAAGTTTCTTCTACATAATCGGCGTCCTTGATCAAGAAACTTACAGAAAAAGCTCCAAGTACGCCATCTTTAATTAACCCGTGTACCTTACCAGCAGCCTCACTGATACGTACTTTAATCTTCAATCCATCGTCAGCCACCTCTAGGTCAGTGACTTTGCCGATAGGCTGATCATGATCATGATTGAATAGAATAATAGGGTTGCGTTTAAAGTTGTCTAGTCCACCATTTTCCCAGGCATCTCTAGAAATAATATCGCCCACCCGATCTACTGAGTTAGTGCTAGCCATTCCTTCTATGAGTAACTCCCCATCTTTACTCTGCTTTTTATCAATGGGAGCTAGTAAATTAAATACTTTATTCATCGAAGTCCTCTTCAGACTCGTCGTCCGCCTCTGCAACAGCTAAAGTGCTGGTACGTAAAGCCTCTAGAATATTGGAGGGTTTTTCCAAACTCTGGACCTCTTTCCATAGGTCAGGTTGCGTTTGTTCCATAAACCTAAGCATTCTATTCCAGTTGCCGAAAAGCCGCTTAATCGTCGCCCATCTTAGGGGCGCGTCAGTAAAAGTACGATACTCTGCAGGGTCAGGAATCCTTCCCAACTCTAGAAACAGCATAGCCACTTCGCCTACTTTGATAGTTTTTTGTCTTGGTGATGCCATAATTATTCCTTTGGTCCTGGGGGTCTTCCGCCCTGCCCTGGATCTGTCGCGCTTCCTGCTATATTAGCAGGGATGCGAAGTTTATCACTTTCCGGGTCTTCATCTTTATCATACCCTAGAGCGACTCTAGACTCNTTCGGGTATATGATTCCTCCGTTAGTAAGAGAAGTATGGTAATTTTGCTAAGTCTCTCAATTCTGGTTGCAGNGCTGGAACNTCTACTAGNTCTTCCTTTATCTCGAACCCAAAGAATCTTTCAAAAGCAATATTTAATTTACGTACTATAGGTAATACGGTTTCTAGGTAGTATAAACGCATATTTGGTCTTAAATTTGCATTATTACCTGAGTCTAATAAAAGTGGGGGGATTCCTAACGCCTTTAAAATAACCTTTTCGTTTTCTTTAATGGCAGGTTGAAAGTCCAAATCTTTAAAATTAACCTTTGTTAATGAATCAACCTCTAAGCCCCCGTCTAGAATAAGGGGTCTCTTACCCCCTGCTTCCGGTCTATATTTCTGTATCCAGGATGTAACAAGTCTTGTTTTTATCTTTTCAGAGAGAGTATTAGGGCTCTTTATTACTAATCCTGGTACTGCCCCATTTTTAAAGAAGTTGTCCTGGAAATTTCTCATGGAGGTCATCAGCTCCATGGTTCTTACCGCTGGCTTAAGCCTGGAAACCCCTCTATAAATAGAATCGAAAGAATTTTCTTTAATATGTATAATCTCTTTAGGAAGATAAGTCACCTTCTCCAAGGTATAAGATTCTACAAAAGTCTTCTGGCTAGTATTAATCTGGACTTTATTTGCTGGAAGATGAAAAAGGTGAGAACCGTCAAAATATATAAAGATATTCCCGTCTAATAGATAGTCTATTATTAAGTTACGCTTAAAAGCACTAATATCTTGAAAGTAGTTAGGTTGATAGTTTAAAAGCTTGTTTAATTGCTTTTCTCTCATACCTGTAGCTACTGAATCTCCGGGAAGTTTTGATCCAACTTTTACGGGAATACTAGCACAATCATCTACTAGCATATTTACTCCGCGATTTACAATCTCTAAGTCTTCATATCCTCTGGTAAATTTATAGGAGTTTGTCTTAGAGCCTTCTGTACTACCACCGATACTGGGTTGCGAAGGGTTGAGTTTAGTAGCCTGTATAGCTTCTAGCTTTTCTATAAGTTCTTCTTCCGAAAACTCTTTCCTCAAATTATACCAGGCCATTTTTATCTCTCTGAATCCCTACCCAGCGAGCCTGCTTTTTCGCAGTGCCTAAACCTGGATTTTTCCCATATATACTATGAAGTTTTAAGATGGTGTTTGTGGCATAATGTAACTGCTTGTTCATACATTTCTTCATTATGCTCTTCAATAAATCTATCCCTAAAGTCCATTACATCTTCGGGGTTCAACCTGTTTTTTGCAACCCACCTATGTAATAAAGGGCTAAGACTGTAGTAGTGATGGAAGTCGAGTTCTTCTGTTTCCCCACAAATTGTACACTCAGTACCTTTATTATATTTAGACTTGGCTCTGTCTCTAACGTATTTAACCAAGTCTCTTTTTAATTTTATAGCTGCCAATTTGACCTCTTTTTTATAATTTCTATAAATATTATCCCACTAAACCTATGCGAAGTCAAGAATTATTTTTCTAAGTTCCGATTAGAAACCACTGAATACTAGTTTCGAATGAATATAGTGCATATCTTAATGCATCGGCCATGTGAGACGCTCTGTTATGTTTTGGTTTCTCTTTTATTAAATTAGGGTTAGGATCCCATTGATATTGATCTAAGGAAAATAGTACTTCTTTACAATATTGATCCACTAGTAAGTCGTCATTATCTACAATGGCCGCAACATGCGAGATACCATCTAATATAGATTTCTTAGCGTTTATAGTAGTAATATCGTAAGTTTGGGCAAAGTCAAATCTGGTTTGTTGGGCTGCAGAGTCTATGTAGATATAGTCAATGTCCCACTTGTTTATAAGCTTTCTCAAGTCTTCCGCCTGCTTTTCAGTTGTTTTTTCAGAATTAAAATACTCATCTAGTAAATAGTATTTCTTTTCCTTCCAGTCATAAGCGATTACACAGAAAGCCATTGGGTCTCTAAAGCCTACGTCAAGCCCCGCGAAGACATCTATATATTCTCTATTTCTTAAGTCTAATTCATGTAAATTAGCTACACAGTTTTCGTGGTCGAAGTTCCAAACCTGTCCTTCATAAATATTGAAATCAGCCATGTATTCTTGACGGAACTCTGCGTCAGACATACTCTTTCTAGCCTCCTCTATATCAGTAGGAGACATTCTAGGGTTTTCGCGATAGTCTGCCTGTACCGAACACCACTCTGGAAATGTATCGTCAAAGCCTCGATCAAATAGCTCAGCAAACCAGTTGTTACGTCCCCTCGGGGTCGAGATAAATAAACACTTAGAGTTATCTTTATCTAATGTTGGTCTTAGAGCGACATTGAAAGCATCCATCCCGTCTGAAAGAGCTGCTTCGTCAAAAATAATCAAGTCATAAGATCTACCAACTGTAGAATCTACCTGATTAACTGAGCCCATTCTAATAGTAGAGCCATTAGAAAGCTCAATAATTTTATCCTTAGCATTATCCTTAGTTACTTCTAAATCAAAGTGCCTTATAAGACTCCTCTGCAAATCAAAAGAAATTTGAGATAAAGAATAGTTTGGGGACATAATAAGAATATTAGACCCCGGCACTAAGGATACTAGTTGCCCTATAATATTAGCTATATATGTTTTACCTAAGCGTCGAGATATAGCTGCAGTTACAAATCTATACTTAGGGTTATTGATAGCATTAATAATTGCTATCTGAGGCCCTAAAGGAGTTATTCCTAACAGCCTAAGATATTCCTTGGCTGATAGCTTTAGGAATCTATCAGTCTTCCGATAGTCCACTAGCTCCCTATGAACTATATCCGATCTACTTATTTTTATCATTATTTATACTGTCTACCTGAACTTACATAAATTTTAAACCATGCGGCACCCGCACCTATAATTGTACTAACTAAACCTGCCTGAGCAATAGATAGTTCTGCTAACCCCATGGCCCAGATACCCGACCACATAAATAGTATGATATAGGCAATGAAAAAGATTCTGGGAAAAATTCTATAGGCATCAATTATTTCTGCTAAATTAACCCAATCTTAGTTTGGTTCGAGTCATCTAATAATGCTCCTAGTATTACTATGAAAAGTAATACTCCTATTGCGAACCCTCCTAATGCAGATAACACTTTAAAGATAAAAATCGCCACCCAGAAAGCTATAAATAACCCTAGAATGGCGAAGGGGAGTAACACAATCCCCGCTAAAATTTGTAAAAATAAGTCCATTATTGCTTTTGCTTACATAAATAAGGGCATGTATCTGAGTCTCTCCAAGGTGCGATTACTCCTAAGTAACCCCTTATAGCTCCCAAGGAGTCTACTTCTTTATATATATTTGCATGAGCTATGAAGGTGGAACCTGTGTTGGACAGCATTTTTAAATCTTCGTGGTATTCTCTACCGCTTGCAACAGCTTGATTCCAGTGCTCTAGTACATCATCTCGCTCTTCGGGTTGTATCGTATTTATCCAACCGTCTCCCTTTACCTGCTCAAAGCTGTACCCAGTCATACGTTGATATTGTCTATTAATACCAATAAGCTTGCCCTCTTTATCCATACGTACTACAGCTACATCATGAATATTCAGTTGGGCAGTTAGAAAGCCTTCAAACTCTTGCTGCTTTCCCTCTATTCTAATAAGCATATCTCGAATAGAGGTACCACTATTAGTGATTAACTGAGCTTCGATTCTATCTAGTTGAGCTTTTCTGCGACCAATAGATTTTTTCCACATGCGGCTTACCCACACCCGAAACGGTCGCAGTGCAGTGAGTAGGCCTGTTAAAGCCACTATAACGGCTACAATATGCTCCAAGGTTATTAGTTCCATGAAACCACCTCATCAGTTCCCTTCTCCATTTATCAATTTTTCCATAAGTTTTCCATACTCACCTTGACCGAAGGCACTAGTATCATTAATTTGAACATTTGTCTGAGTTTTAATGTTAGTACTAGCTTTTTCCTGCGCTTTTATTTCATCCATGCGCATCTTATGGGCCATCATCATTAGGTCCGCCAAGTCTTTGTTAGTATAGATTCCACTTTCCTGAGCTTCTTCAAGCTTTGATTCTATCATTTCATCTAGTAGATCACCGATTCTATTTCTATTACGGTAACCTCTATCTAAATAAACCGCATCTAAATATCTAGATACTTCTTTAGTGGCTAGAATCTCCGTTACTTTGTGCTGCGACACAGATAGATCCTTACATACAGCATCTATATTTCCAAAGCATAGGAATGAGTTAGCTATCTCCAACCCTTCTGGAGAAATCACAGTTATTTCATTAGCCATTATATTATTATATCCTTATTGTTGTTTAATGTCAAGTTTTATTTTTCTTAGGTATCGTGTCTATGCGCTCCAGGACGACGGCCATCTATATCTATATTAGGCCCAGGAGTCTGTTGTCTCTTATTTTTAGTTAGTTTCTTTTCCATAAAATATATGACTGCTGCCAGTCCTATCAATGCTATAACATATTCCATAATTAATTTCCTCTTGTTGCTGTGATATGGTATCGGTTATCCGTACCAAAGTTAGTATCTGAAGTGCCTAAGCCTTCATCTGTATCATTATACCAAGTATGCTTAGCGGATAAGTAGTACGTACTACCACTTTTCCAGAAGTAAGCTCCAGGGCCACACATAATGTTTAATCCTGTACTATTATTTGTCATTGACCATGGAGAAGCCCCATACCATCGCGAAGTTCCAGCATCATACTCTTCTCTAGACCTATAGAAAGGCTGTAGTAGTGCATATCCTATATTACTCCAGGTAGTGGAGCTAGTGATAGTTCCTAAAGTACCTGTAGTACCCCCTCTACTTGCTAAAAAGGCAGTATTTTGAGCTTTAACTATTGGCAAATTACTAGTAAATATGGTGCTTCCAGCTGAATCGAATATTTCTAGGCCATGGTTTCCAGAATCCCACGTTCCACTAAAGCGTTTTGGGGGGCCTGTTAGTAAATAATCAAATGTATTAGAAGAATGACTATAAACAAAAGCGCCTCCTGGATCTTCTGTCCAATATATCCAAGAAGTAGACGAGGTAGACCCCGAGGGAGTGGCTGTAGGCTTAACCCACAGTAAAATCTCTCCGGGTTCTGCATAGCTAATGTTGGTAGTATCTGCTGCGGTGAAATATACTCCAGTTCTACCAACAACGGGGGCTAGAACTCCACTGGTTCCAGTTTTTAGCACCTGATGAACCATATAACTTTCAGAAATTTGTATTTGTCCTGAAGAATTTTTTACTAATATACCATATGCCATTATATTCTCACTAGGNTAAATTTATAGCTTATGCCACTATAGCCAGTTAAAGTTACGTAGCCTTTGGTGCCTGAGGAGGTTTTACCCACTGTCATAGACCCCGAGGGAAATGCGGTGCTAAGATCTATTATAGCCCATTTATCTATTGCGGAATCCGCGTCCGCTTCGGGGTCTACCGATATATTTTGTGGGGAACCACTTCCTGTACCCGAGTAAATTCCTCCGATTTTCCCGGTACTATCTGTTAAGGATAGTCTTTCTACCCCTGAGGAGTTCCAAATAGTGCATCCATATGCCATAGTTTTTTACCTATCTTTAAAATTATAGCAGATCATAGGAAAATTGTCAATAATTTTTTTTGAGTTGGTGCTTGGGAGCAGAGAAATTTAGTAGTCTTTTTTAAATTGTCGTTGATTATTGCTAAGTATGAGTATCAAGTTTTATATGTCTTAATTGAGTTTACGTGAGGATGACGATTTGTGCACCTTAATTGGGTTTACGTGAGGATGACGATTTGTGCCTTTTAATTGGATTTAGACGATTTGTGCGAGGATGACGATTTGTGCACCTTAATTGGATAAAATATTCCATAAAGTTTTACGTGGAGATGGGCAAATGCGAATGATTATCATTTAGGTCTAATAACCGCCCTGTCCGGGCTAAGTCATTGATTTCATTGGACTTTTTAAAATTGCGATAAAGCGAATCAAATTGAGCAAAAATTGATCAACTTATCCCTTGCGATACTGGCTCATATCCTTATAATAGGAACCGTTATACAGATATACGGGTTTACGAGGTTCCCGCCAAAAATCTGCCAGACCTAGGTCTGACCAAAAATCTAGCGGTATACGGGTATGGCGATAATCCATACGAGTCTAGTAACTAAGAATGGTAGGATGGGTTGACCCACGACATTCGGAAGGTCAGAGGCGGACGATAGTCTCGATTTTAGATTACCAAGTCTATAGTGGTTTATAGGCGAGCAGGTTTAAGACTGAACATAACCAAGTCTGACCAATAAAGGATAGGATAGGATTAATAAAGGTTATGAATCAAACAACCTGATAGTTTAACCACTACTCTATAGTGTGGGCATACCGTTATGATTCTATTAACACACCTGTAAAATTCTATTCCTATCCACCCTTTTCAACTACAAAGGATTATCAAAATGACTGATAAAACTGATAAGGTCAAAGGCGGTAATGACCAAAACTATACCGCTAAACAGGTGCAAATCTTACGAGATAATGCTCCATTAAACTTAGAGATTGCCAAGTCTCTTGAGGAGAGTGTCTCGCATGGTTGGCGTTCTATTATTGCCAAGTGCAAGAGTGCGGGTATTGAATACGTTTCAAAGCCTGCACCTGTTAAAAAGCCTCACAAGGTTACTAAGGAAGAATTGGTTAAACTATTAGCCAAGTCTCTTGACCGTGACTTGACCGGGCTGGAAAAAGCACCCGCTAGTGCCATTAATGCCGTGATAAACGGTGTTGATCATTTGCGGGTTCTTATTCCTGAGACTCCATTACCAGAGTTGGGTGATAGTGTCTAAAGTGTATTGGTTAGGTGCTATGCTCCTGAGCATAGCACCTTATCGAATAGAGCATATAGATGGACAATTAACCATTATATGTGCTTTATCAATCCTCACTATTCAGGCTATAGAGCATAGAATGTATAACTTTGTTCTATGTAATATAATCGGAATAATAGGATACACTTTCACGCTATTCTCTTGAGGCTAGTAATATGAGTAGAAATCGGCAATATGTATTATTGTTTGACACTGAAACAACTATGACAAATATGGTTGCAGATATATCATTCGTTGTCTGCACCCTGCAAGGTCATGTCGTGATGCATCAAGCAATATTAGTGAACGGTGTTTATAACAATCGGGTAGAACATCCCCTATTCCATAATGAGGATTCCGATCCTTTATGGAAACGAGAACGTTTAGACGATAGATATAAACATTATGACAATATGATCGAAAATGGAACACGCACGTTATACAGTGTTCGCGCAATCAATACTTGGTTAATGCAAGTTAATTCCTTGTATAATCCCGTATTAACCGCGTATAACTTAGCATTTGATGTTAATAAATGCAGGAACGCAGGAATTAATGTTGATATGTTTGAACGATCATTTTGTCTCATGCACGCCTGTAAAGACTACTTTTCACGGTCTAAAAAATATCGTCAATTTATACTGGAAAATCATCTTTTTAAAAACCCAACTAAGTTGGGCAATATGTCTTATTCGACTACTGCTGAAACTATGACAAGGTTTTTATTAGGTGCGAACATCCCAAGTGAACCTCATACAAGTTTGGAGGATTGCTTAGGATATGAGTTACCTTTATTAACCGCTATTTTGAAGCGTAAGTCTTTAAAATGGTGCCTTAATGATGTTGACCCTATAAGTTGGCAGAATTTACAGGTTCGTGATTGGTTTAAACCTAGGTAGTCGTAAATAAAGGGATGGACAATTGTCCATCCCTTACTTTTGGAGGTTGAAAATATGCAACATTCAATTTTTGATCTAGATGGAACAGTCATAGACTCCTCCCATAGGTATCGCACCCTTGAGAATGGAAATATTGACTTGCCCTACTGGATGAAAAATAATACTCGTGAGGGGTGCTTTAAAGACTCTTTACTTCCTGCTATACACACTATGCGACGTGATTATAAATCACCGTGTACCGTTATTGTGTGTACGGCTAGGGTATTATCTGAATGGGATTATGAGTTTTTCCATGAAAATGACATTCTATATGATGTTATGTTGGATAGGCCTTTAGGGTGCGAATTGCCCGATAGCCTATTGAAGGAATTTCATTTGAGACTATATGCCCACAATCAGGGTATAAGTTGGGTTCGATTCTGCGAAACTTCATCTTTTTTTGAGGATAGTAGAGCGGTATTGAATCACATGAAAAAAATCGGTATCCCAACTATTGACGCAGTTAAATGGAATAAATTGCTGTCCATTGCTGCATAACAGGGATAGGGGTTAGCAATAACCCCTATTTTCATTATGGATATGAAAGCAAAAACGTGTAAAAAGGGTGTTAATATTACAATTGATCTTATCCAAGTTTTGGCCGGATATGATGTAACAATTGTAGAACGCGATAGTTTGACCGGCAAAGTTACCCGGCAAGGTATTGAACATTTTAATACCTTTATGGAGGCTAATAAGACTTATGAAAAATTACTTTCGTAACTTTTTAGTAGTTTCCGCGAGAAGGGAATTTATGGAGGTTATCTGTATTACTCTAGCCATTTATTCCTTTATTTCTATTGCTCTTTATATTGGAGGTTCCTTGATATGAAAATGAGCAAATTACTTTATAAACTACAGGCAGGTAGTTTGTCCTATGTTAGATTCCAGAAAAGCCCGCTCTACTTTATAAAGCTTTTCTGTAGGGCATAAGACACTACCCTTGAAAAGGAGACTATTGGCAAGTAATAACGCACTAGTCACCCCTGTTTTAGGGGTGACTGCGTTTACAAACTAGAGTCCATAATACTGTGGGTTCTACTTTGTAAATCAACTACAGGAAACTTTGTTATGTCTGAAAGTTATAACTTTGTAAAGATTGTTACCACTGTTAAGGGAAACTATCGCAACCGTGGTATCCGCCATAATGTCCGCAATATGGAGGAGGCTTCTATTTTTGTGGAGGAAATATCCGGTTATGATATGTCTGCCATTCATGCTGTTCGCATTGTACCCGAGGCTGTAAAATTCAGCAAACCATCGAAAGCAGCTCAAGCAGTCACAAGCGGCCGTACAGTCTGGTAATATGCCAGCAATACAACGTACCCCTAGTCAATGCACTAGGGGTACTACATTTAACTTATGCGATTAATTCTGATCGCATAACTTAGATAAAGGTGATTTATGAAAAGATTGTTAGGAAAAATACCAACTAAAGTTGAGCCGGGAATTGCCTCCGATGGCTCCGATAATATTGGTATTAAATTCACTATGGAGGATGGTTCCCATTTTGTACTTATACATGTACAGGATTGTTGTGAAGATGTGCAAATTGAGGATGTAGATGGAGACTTGAATGATTTAGTTGGTTTGCCCATTACAACATCCTCCGAACGTTCTGAAAATGATTCCAATGCGTGTGAGTCTGGAACATGGACATTTTTCCACATTGGAAATCGGAAGCACGTTTTAGTCATTAGGTTTTATGGTGCATCCAATGGATACTACTCTGAAACTGCTACTCTATTTCCTTGTAATAGCGAATTTGAAATCTGGTAATATGCCAGCAATACAACGTACCCCTAGTCAATGCACTAGGGGTACTACATNTAACTTATGCGATTAATNCTGATCGCATAACTTAGATAAAGGTGACTTATGGAGAAAACGAACAGGCGATATTGTTTAATTTCTATTGCTGACAAAGCCATGGCTAATGAGTGGCTTACTAAGTCAGAGTTTATCTTGATGCGAGAAATAGCAAGACAATTAAATGAGTGTAGTGGCTCAGATATATTTATTGTGAAAGTTGCACCCCGTCATCGCCCTTTTGACTGAAAAACGGCATAGCGGGTTATTGGCGGTATACTACTTACTGCAAAATAACCCGCTATTTTTTTCACAAATCTCAGATGATAATGATTCTCATTTGCATGCGCCGAAAATCGCAACACGCTACTCCCATTATAACATGCGCTTGCCTAAAAAGTCAATTCGCTTTACCGCAAATCTCAGATGATAATGATTCTCATTCAAGATCGGTGTTATACTACACCAGCACACCTAAATGAGAACGATAATCATTCAAGGTCGGTGTTATACTACACCAGCACACCCCCTATTTTTGACTCAAGTCAAAAAGGCGCCAGCGCGCCGAAGTAGTAAGTAGATGACTGATTTTCTGGCCCCGTACCTGCGCCAAAGTAGTAGATAAATGGTCAAATTTTGACCATTTCCG